ATCAAAGGGAGAGAGATCAGCAAAAATAATCAATAAATCTGTGTTTACTAGAACGGATGGAGTGTCTGGGGTTAATGGGCGTTCACGGAAAACGGCACTAATGCATCTTTCTAGCGCAGTAAAATCATTGAGAATTTCAAATATGAAGTTTACTGAAAAAGGAGATTATGAAATAAGAGCATATGCTTTTTGGGATGAAGAATGTGATGATATCACAAAGAAAGAGGTGGGAGATATTCTCATTGATGAATTAATATTAAAGCCAGAGCATATGGCAAGTGTTATCAATATAGAAGTTATGTAAATCAATTGTACAAGGAAAGGTCGTTTATAAGGTATTACCCAAAAACGAAACGAATGAGAGGTGGTGGTGCATGGCCAGAGCGCCGGATCCGAAAGCCGCACAGGCAAAGGAGATGTTCCTGGCGGGGAAGAAACTGATTGAGATCGCCGAGGCCCTGGGCGTTCCGGAAGGGACGGTTCGGAGCTGGAAAAATAGATACGGCTGGAAGAATTGCAACCCAAATGCAACGTTGCAATCCAAATGCAACGTTGCGAAAAAGCGAGGCGGCCAGCCTGGCAACAAGAATGCGGTTGGCCATGGCGGCACCGGGCCGCCGGGAAATAAAAATGCAGTTACGACGGGAGAGTTTGAAACTCTCCTTTTTGATTGCCTGGATCCGGAGGAGCGGCGCCTGGCGGATGCCGTGTCGGCGGACAAAGGGCAGCTGCTCCTCCAGGAGATTCGGCTGCTGACAGTCCGGGAACACCGGATGCTCCGCCGGATCGAGGATCTAAGGAGGACCGAGGATCATTACGACACCGGAGAGCCTGCTGATGGCATGACGATGGTTAGCCGGAAGTCTGGCATTGAGAAGGGGCATAAGACCGATCTGAAAGAATTCCAGGGTAAGCTGGGGCAGATCCAGGCCATTGAGGACGCCCTGACCCGCGTCCAGGGGCGGAAGCAGCGGGCCATTGAGGCGCTGCACAAGTTCGGCTTTGACGATGCCCGCCTGAAGATCGAGCTGGCGAAGATCAGACAAAATCAGGGCATCGATGATGACGATGGGGTGGTGATTATCAATGACCTCCCAGGTTAAAATCTCAGAAATTATCATCCCGAAGTATTATCCGGTGTTCAATGACCGGAAAATCCGGCATATCATCCTGACTTCCGGGCGTGCTGGTACAAAGTCCAGTTTCGCAGCCATCCGGGCCAACTATCAAATTGTCAGCGATTCGGCGGGATCCGTGGTGGTGCTGCGCAAACATCACAATAAGCTCAGAAAGACGGTCTACAAGGAGATGCTTCGCGGGATCGGCCGGCTGCAGATCAATAAGAGCGCTTTCCGGATTACGCGATCTCCGATGGAGATCCGGTATAAAAAGACCGGGTCCACCATTTACTTTGCGGGATCCGATGGCATTGACGATACCAAGGGCATCATCGATGAGGATAAACCCATCAAGCTGGTAGTGCTGGACGAGCTGACGGAATTCTTCGATGATGGTGAGGGGGAAGATGAACTCCAGAACATCGAGGCTACTTTTATCCGAGGGAATTCCGGAGACTTCCAGATGTTATATCTGTACAATCCTCCGAAGAACCCTAATGCGCCCATCAACAAATGGTGTAAGAAGATGGAGCAGCGTCCGGATTGCGTGCATATCCACACGACCTATCAGGATGTGCCCGAGGAATGGCTTGGTAAGGACCTGATCGAGTCGGCAGAGATTATGGCTCAGCTGGACCCGAAGCGGTATCGCTGGATATGGCTGGGGGAGGCTACGGGCATAGACGAGGCCATCTACTACATGTTTTCTGACAGGCATATTCAGAATCCGGCACAGAAGCACTACAGCCTGATCGGAATCGGCGGGGACTACGGACAGCAGAATGCCACTACCTTCCAGGCGTTCGGGATTGACGAGTACAATCAAAAGTTCCAGGGGCTAGGCGAGTATTACCACAGCGGCAGGGAATCTGGAACCCAGAAAAGCCCATCGGAATACGCTCAGGATTTGATAGATTTTATTGGCGTTCTGGCAGAGCGCTATGGATGTGGGCGCTTTTATGTGTACCTAGATCCGTCTGCTGCCGGTCTGGCAGAAGAGATCCGCAGGCAGATCCGGAGCTGCCCATATCAGGTAGTGCTGAAACAGGCAGAAAATGATGTTGCGCTGGGAATCAATCGGGTGCAGCGCCTGCTGACATTCGGGATTCTGCAAGTAAGCCCGGATCAGCCGGAAGCCATAGGAGAGTTTCGGACTTACGAGTATGACAAGAAAAGCATTGAACGGGGAAAAGAGGAGCCTGTGAAGATAGATGATCACTGTATGGACGCGATTCGCTACGCGGTGATGGGGATGTGGATCAGGCTCAAGCGCTTTCTGCCGGCGGCAGAGCGGGAGGATCCGCCTTATCGCGGAAAAATGTACGAGGAGGATGATCCGGACGATGGATATTATTAAATATTTGAATAACAACGAATTTGATACGGTGGACCGGACGTTCCGCGCCCAGATTGCCGTCTGGTACAGCTGGTACCGGGCGAATGTGAGGAGGTTCCACCGCTACCGTGTATATCGGGGCGCCGGAAGCTATGTCAACTGCCGCCGTAAAAGCATGGGTATGGCTAAAAAGCTGTGTGAGGACATTGCGGATCTGCTGCTCAATGAACGCGTGCAGATTACTCTGACGGATGAGAGAGCTAATGCCTATGTGGAAGATGTACTCCAGAAAAACAACTTCGGCGTGTTGGGAAACGAATACCAGGAGCGCAAGGCTTACTGTGGTACAGTCGCCTACGTGCCGTACATCCGGGATATGGTGGTCGATGGAGAGGGCAATGTAGTGGATGGCGCTGGAATCGCCATCAACTATGTGACGGCTAAGGATATTTACCCATTAAGCTGGGAGAATGGCGTAATCACAGAAGCAGCTTTTCTCTTTACCTCTACATTTCGGAACAAAAAATATGGCCGCCTGGAGTTTCACCGGCAGAATGAAGATAAGACTTACTACATCGAGAATCGGGTATTCCGGCTGGGGAAGTCCGATGATGGGCAGGAATTGACAGAATCGGAATGGCGGGAAATCGGGCCATATGTCGGCCTTGCGGCCAGAGTAGAGACCGGTTCAACGGAGCCACAATTTGTGATTGATAAACTCAATATCGTCAACAATGCGGATGATGATGTAAGCAATCCCATGGGTGTTGCGATCTTCGCGAACGCCATTGACTATCTGCAGAAGCTGGATCTGGAGTTTGACTCCTACTCCAATGAGTTTAGCTTGGGCAGAAAGCGAATCTACGTGGCTCCGGAAATGCTGACGGACAAAAACGGCAGTATGGTGTTCGATCCGGATGATACTGTCTTTTACCAGCTGTCGGAGGATTACAGCCAGCAGCTTCAGAAGGACCCGATCAAAGAGAGCAACATGCAGCTCCGTGTAGAGGAACACAGCAAGGCAATCAACGATGACCTGAATTATCTGTCTATGCGCTGCGGTTTCGGTACCGAAAGGTACAAATTTGACAACGGAAACATTACAACCGCCACCCAGGTGATTTCTGAAAACTCTGACATGTTTCGGACCATCAAGAAGCATGAACTGATTTTGGACGCTGCCCTTAAGCATCTGGTGCGCATTATCATCCGTCTGGGAAACGTGCTGGGAGCCGGACTTCCGGAGGATACGGAAATCACCATTGATTTTGACGATTCTATCATCGAGGACAAAACAGCGGAGCGCCAGAGTGACCGCCAGGAGGTTTCCATGGGGGTTATGAGCCGGGCAGAATATCGCACGAAATGGTATGGGGAGACGCTGGAGCAGGCGCAACGGAGCTTGCCGGAACAGGAAAGCGGGGTACTTGAGTAGTGGACAGATCTTACACCAGTCAACTTTCTGTTGGTGTGGAGAAAAAATACCGTGAACTGGAGAACCGGATCATGGAGGACGTGATCCGGCGAATCAAGAAGACCGGAACGATTACCTCTACGGCGGATTGGCAGTTGAACAGATACCGAATCCTTGGAAACAGCACGGCTGACATTGAGAAGATCATTCGGGAGGCGGTCGGCGGAGATTACCCGGACACCTTTGAGTTGTATGATGAGGTGATCGAAAAAGAATATACCAGAGCCAGAGACCTGTATGAGCAGGTCAACCAGGTATTCACTCCCTACGAGGAGAACCGCGAGCTGCAGCAACTCACCCAGGCACTCATAAACCAGTCCAATGAAGAACTGTTTAATATCACTAAGTCATTGGGCTTTAAGGTGGATATGGGCGGAGGCCGTCTGGAATTTGCTCCGCTGTCAGAGTATTACAACCAGTATCTCGATAATGCAATCGTTGAGATCGCTTCCGGGGCTTTTGATTATAATACGGTGATCCGCCGGGTAGTGAGCCAAATGACAAACAGTGGGCTGCGAACCGTGGATTATGCGTCCGGCCATACAAGCCGCTGCGATGTGGCAGCCAGACGGGCGATTATGACCGGGTTATCTCAGCTGACCAGGCAGGTGTCAGAGATGAATGCTCAGAGGCTGGGAACGGATTATTTTGAGGTGGACTGGCATTCCGGGGCGCGGCCGTCGCATCAGGTATGGCAGGGCAAAGTATACAGTAAAGCCGAACTGGTTACCAAGTGCGGTTTGGGAACCGGGGACGGCATCCTGGGCTGGAATTGCTACCACACATACTACCCCTTTATTCCGGGCATATCGGAGCGCAATTACACGGATGCCTGGATTGCAGAGCAGAACCGCAAAGAGAATACTCCAAAGGCCTGGCAGGGAAAACAGTATACGGCGTATGAGGCCACCCAAAAGCAGAGGCAGATGGAAACGGCCATGAGGGCTCAGCGTCAGAAAGTGCGGCTGCTGCAGCAAGGCGGGGCAGACAAGGATGATGTCACCATTGAGCGGTGCAAATACCAGTATAAGCTGGATGAGTATAAGGCGTTCTCAAAAAAGATGGGACTTCAGACCCAGATGGAGCGGGTCTATTATGATCTGGAAGGCCGCGTGGCCCCGAGTAAGGATACATACCAAAAGTGGCTGACAGATATTGAAAGAAAAAAGAAAGATGATATAATCAAATCAGAGATCAAAAAAGTAGGCTTGCGTGGCCAGATTAATTTGTACCCAGAGATTCCGGATGTTACGAAGCTTTCGTTTGACGAAGAGCATATCAACAAGGAACGCCATCATGATGTTTCAGAAGAAGAGGCGAAGGCGTTTATCAGGCAAGCAAAATTTTCCCTGACAAAATGGAACGGAAAATACATCAATTATTTTAGTGACGCAGGCGCTGCTTACGTGGACAGTGAGACTGGTCGGATTAGGACTGCATTCAAAAAAGATCAGTTTGATCCTGTCACAAGAAAGGCATTGGAGGCGGTAAATCGTGGGAGAGCATGATAGGGTAATGTGCCCACTGGTGGAAGAGATGATCGAGAATATCGACTGCATAGAAAATTCCGATGCGGTCGACGGGCTCATCAAGAAGAGCAGTGTCCCAGACCGGTTTAAGAGAAAGCCGGAGTGGGAGAACATATGTAGGGAGTGCCAATGGCACAACTACTGATACCATCGATGAATGTCATCGGTGGTATTTTTATACCCAGAAAGGGGTGAAGCAAAAATGATCCATGTCAAGATACGTCCTGACGGGCTGTCAGTAGATGGACACGCCGGCGCCGGACCATACGGCCATGACATCGTGTGTGCGGCCGTATCGGCTCTTACGTTTACCCTGGAGGCGGCTCTTCGTGAACTGTCCGGGGATGAAATTGAAAGCTGCACAGAGCCGGCCGGTCATGTGAGTGTCAAGTGGCAGAAACTGAGTGATACCGGCAGAGCCTATGTGGATGCCTGGTTTTTAGGTATCTGCATGGTGGCAAATTCTTATAACTGCATAACTTTTGTTTAACGGACACCCGGGCAGGGTGTCTTTTTTGTGCCCAAAACATGATGGCGTAAAAAGCTCTGGGGAAAGGAGATCGCTATGAAAAAAAGATTTTTACAGCATTTTACGGATGGAGCCGGAGGATCCGGCGGCCAGGGAGGAGCTGCGGGAAGTGGTTCCGGATCCGGAGGAAATGCGGGGGCGGCGAACGGCGGCCACGGAAGCGCCGGGTACACCTATGAACAGCTGGAGGAGGTGGCAACCTCGCGGGCAGAGCGTGCCAGCCGTGCGGCACTTGCGGATTTTTTCCGGAAACAGGGCATGAGCGAGGAAGAAATCACCACAGCAATCAATGATTACAGGACAAAAAAGCAGGCCAGTCAGCCGGATGTAGCGAAGTTGACCAGGGAGAGAGACGAGGCCCTGAAGAAACTGGAAGAGCGTGACAATATGGAACTGCTGCGGAGTAAGGGAGTGTCTCAGGACTATCTGGAGTTTGCAGCCTTTAAGATCAATGCCCTGGTGGACGATAAGACTACCTTCGAGAAGGCAGCAGAAAAGTGGCTGAAGGAAAATCCGAGATATACCGGGAGCGGCTACCATGTGGCCAGTTCGTCCACGTCAGGCAATACTCAGGGGAGCTCCGGAAGCAGTAACGCAAGCATCAACGACCGGATCCGGGCGGCGGCCAGAAGATAGGAGGAAACGATGAGAAAGAAATATATTGATTTACAGCATTTTACGGATGACGCGCAGATTATTGACCGCACCGGTGCGGAATCCCTGATTCCCGTCGAGGAATCCAAGGAGATTATCCAGGGGGTGGTAACCTCTTCGGCAGTACTTTCCAGAGGCAGGAAGCTGGCCAATATGTCCAGCAAGACCTATAAGATGCCTGTCCTGGACATGCTGCCCATCGCCTACTTTGTGGACGGCGACAACGGGGCTAAGAAGACCACGAAACAGGCATGGGATAAGAAGATTATTACCGCGGAAGAGATCGCTGTAATCGTGCCTATTCCGGAATCCGTCCTGGATGATTCGGATTATGATATCTGGGCTGAGGTCCGCCCCAGAGTAACCGAAGCATTTGGCAAGGTGATTGACGGTGCAATCCTGTTTGACGTCAATAAGCCCACCAGTTGGAGAGATGGAGTGGTAACTACAGCCACTAAGGCAAAGTCTGTTGTAACGGCTACCACTGACCTGTATCAGGATATTCTGGGGGAAGGCGGAGTGATCTCCAAGGTTGAGGAGAGCGGATTCTTTGTAAGTGGCCATATGGCGGATATCTCCATGCGGGCAAAGCTCAGAGGTCTTAGGGATGACACGGGACAGCCTATCTTTAAGAGCGATATGCAGAACGGAACAAACTACTCTCTTGATGGTTCCCCGATGAGTTTCCCCAACAATGGTGCCTGGGACAAGTCAAAGGCCCTTATGATTTCCGGAGATTTCAGCCAGCTGGTGTACTCCATTCGCCAGGATATCACTTTTAAGCTCTTCACTGAGGGCGTAGTGCAGAACACGGATGGAACCATTGCCTACAACCTGATGCAGAACGACATGGTGGCTCTGCGCGCCGTTATGAGGCTGGGCTGGGAAATTCCGAACCCGATCAACAGCGTGCAGTCTGATAAAACTAAGCGCTGCCCGTTTGCGATCCTGCAGGCGGGGGCTTAAGGAGGAGAAGCTATGAAGATTTCGGATGCACTTAAGAATCTTGCCGTTGCCGTAGCCGGCAGCGGTGAGGCGGCCGACATTACGGAAGAGAGAATAGCGGATATCATCCAGTACATTGCGGATAACTGGCCGGAGGGCGGCGGTGGGGGCTCTTATGAGCTGCCGGCGGCTTCATCTGGCGCACTGGGCGGTGTAAAACTTGCCAGCGCTGTAGCGGATGTATCTGCTGCGGACGCGACGGCAGCAGGTGGGACCTATGATCAGGCCACCGCTCAGACGGCAGTAACGCTGGCAAATGCAAACAAAGCAGCCATCAATGGACTGCTTGCCGCTTTGCGGGCGTCTGGAGCGCTGTCTAACTGACAGGGGAGGGATAGGCCGTGTATGTAGACTATGATTTCTATGCTGGAGAGTACGGTGGGATGATGGATCCGGACAGTTTTGGAAGGCAGGAACGCACCGCCGAGGCATATGTCCGGTATTTCCTGTTTTCCAATGCCGGAAAAATGGATCAGGAGCCGATCCGGGCTGTCCAGATGGCTGTTTGTGCTGTTTCGGACGTATTGGGCGAGCATTATTCCGCTAAGGCAGCCAGAGCCACGCAGGGCGGTTCTGGCGCAGCTGTCAAGAGCGAGAATAATGACGGATATTCCGTGTCCTATGCGGTAGAACAGGCAGATGGGGAGACAGAGGAAACCTATTTGAGGAAGAAAGCATACGACGCGGCTTATCTCTATCTCCTGCCCACAGGGCTCTTAAACCGGAAAGTGGGGTGCTGTCATGACCACAAATGCGGACGTGACCATTTATAATGCGTATCTGGATCCGGAGACACGACTGGATTCCTACCGCAGGACGGTGATCCGTGGTGTGTGGTTTTATGTGGATCATAAGGTCACTATAAATTCAGACGGACTGAATGCTGCCGATTTGTTTAAAGTTCGGATTCCCGCCAGTGCGGATACCGGTGGGGCGGAGTTTGTCCCGCCTTGGGAGTATACCGGCGCGGAAGGGACCTGGACGCTGCAGGCGGATGATTATGTGGTGCGTGGAATCCATGAGGAAGAGATTGAGCGTCCGGCCGACCTGAAGAAATGGAAGGCGCCGGCATTCCGGATCAATTCATGGAGCGATAATCGGTTTGGAGGACTGCCGCACTGGCGGATTGGAGGGGCATAATGGCGCAGAAACGTAAATTTCAGATCAATACTCCGCGGGGAACACTGTATCAGACCAGAAGCAAAAATGGAATGACAACTGTGAGGCTAAGCTGGGAACAGGGATTTGGACCGAAATATTCCCAGGGCTTTACCAAAGCCCAGGAGTTTATTGATTCAGAATGCTTAAGATGTTGTGACCCTCTCACTCCGCGGCGTTCCGGCTATCTGATTAAGTCCGGACAGCTGGGGACAGTAATCGGAAGCGGAATCATGGAGTATTTGGCGCCCTACGCCCGCCGGCAGTATTATGAAAATGCTGGACAAAGCGGTGGAAACCGTGGGAAGCTCTGGTTTGAACGGATGAAGGCGTCTAAGAAAGAAACCATCCGAAAGGGGGCAGCGAATTTTGTCAGCTCTAAGTGATTCCATTATAGGGGCACTCCGGACATATTTTCTGGAGTGCCCTTATTTAAAAGACGGGAAGTTCAGCGTGGACTTTCTTCCCGATGATCCTTCCTACAGCCTGGATCCGCTGCCATCCGATCCGGTTTACCGGCAGTATGTGGATGGCGGAAAAATCTACCAGCTGGAATACACGTTTACGTCAAAGGCGGCTTATGACGGAGACGCCAGAACGATGATTGATAACTCCTTCTTTTATCAGCAGCTTTCAGAGTGGGTGGAGCAGCAGGAGGAGATGGATAATCTTCCCGGACTGGAAGGATATACGGCAATTAGCAATACAGTAATCAGCAGTGGGTACCTGTTCGACGCGGATTCCGATCTGGCCAAATATCAGGTGCAGCTGCGGCTTTTATATGAATAGGAGGCAGAAATGGCAGGATCAAATGTAGATGAAATGCAGAAGGCTACGTTAATCAAACGGTCAAAGAGAGTGGCATTTATGAATGTGGGAACGTCGGAGGAACCGTCTTACGTGAGAATGCAGGGATTTACGTCCATGAGCGAATCCAAATCTCCCACGGAGTACTCCAGGCAGTATGTGGACGAGGACACAGAGCGGACGGATGTTGTGGGGTATGCGACCCAGATCGCATATTCTTTTGACCGTCACTCCCCGTTTTCCGTACACGAAAAGCTGGCGCAGATTTCGGACGACGAGCTGACGGGATCAGATGCCCATGTGGACATTGTAACGGTGGATCTGTTTTCTGATGGCTCCCAGAAAGAAGCCAGAAAACGCACCTATGCAGTCATCCCGGATACAACAGGAGACGGTACAGATGCCCTTATTTATTCCGGAAATTTCCGGGCTGTGGGGGAAGCGGTAAAAGGTGTGGCCAGTTCGTCTGACAAATGGCAAACAGTCACCTTTGCGGACAGCACCCAGGAGATCGGCACGCTGACAGTAAGTACGGCGGCAGGGGCAGGAAGCGGAAACACAAAGGTGACGGTCTCTCCGGAACTGACCGAAGGAAACAAATATAAATATGCCAATGCAGATGGCCTGGAACAGCCGGCTTATGACGAGGATGTGTCTGTCCTGACAGACTGGGACGGGGAGGCAGACATTAAGATGGCGACTGGGGAGACCATCATGATTGTGGAGTGTACCCAGGACAACAAAGCAAGGAAAGCTGGAACCGGCGAGGTAACAGCGGCAGTTTGATTTTAAAGAAAGGAGGAGGAGCCTATGAGCCAGAAATGGGAATACAATGGCGTGACCCTGGAAGTGGATCTTCAGGACGCTGATTTTGCGGAAAGCTATGAAAAAGCATTCGCCCGTATGGAGGAAAGTGAAAAAGAGCTGCAGAAGGTTGGCGTGAACAGCGAAATGATCCGGGGATACTGCAATTTGTTCTACCAGCTGTTTGATGATATTTACGGGGATGGAACAGGGGAAAAGCTGTTTGCCGGGAAGAAAAACGCAAGAATGTGCGACGAAGCATACAGAAATTTTCTTGCCGCTGCCAAAAAAGATGCAGACGATGCCCGCAATCAGCGGATGTCCTTTATTTCCCGCTTTACGCCTCATCAGAACCGGCAGCAGCGCCGTCATCAGGGACAGAACAAAGGAAAACAGATTCGCAGGAATGAAATGTCATGAACCCGCTGTATGATGAATTCCCATCCACCGTTGTTTTGGATGGGGTAGAGCGGGGGATTGTAACGGACTTTCGGGATTGGCTGCGGTTTTACGATATGCTGCGGGATTCGGAAGGGACTAACGCAGAAAAAGTTCAGGTAATGCTGTCTTTTTATCTGGATCCTCTTCCGGTGTCCGCATACGCAAGGGCCCATAAGCCTCTTTTGCGGTTTTTCCGCCGGAAAGATATGATATGTTCCCCATTTATGTCTGAATGCGAAACGGATCCCGAAGAGGATGGTGGAGAGACAGCGTCCCAAAAGCCGTTATTCGATTATATGTTTGATGCTCCGTACATCATATCCGGATTCTGGCAGGATTATGGGCTGAATCTGATGGATCTGCGTTTGCAGATGCACTGGTGGCAGTTCGGAATTTTGCTGGACGGGCTGTCCGAAAAAACGGAGTTTAAGCATCGGGTAATGTATCGGAATACGAATACTGCGGGTATTAAAGATGTCAAAGAACGTCAGAGGATTGAGCGGATCCAACGCGCCATTGCGATACCCATGCCGGCTCCTACGGATGAAGAAATGGGGGCGATATTCTGGTGATAAAAAAGCCACCGGTGAAGCGGGAGTGGTATCATTGCCCCTGCTGCGGGAAAAAGGTGCTGATCTACGATAATACCGCTCACTGCAGCGGGGTGTACTTGAAGTGCAAGAATTGTGGAAAAGAATTTGAGGTGAAGATATAGAGCATTTGTGAGCCGTTGAGCCGTGCCGCCACCTAAAGAGAGGTGATTGGTATGGCTGCAGACGGCCATTTGAATTTTGACACAAAACTGGATTCCAGTGGATTTTCAGCCGGGATCAAAAAGGTTGGGAGCCTGGCAAAAAGCGGAATGGCGGTCTTGGGGACTGCAGTTGCCGGAGTCGCAACGGCTTTTGGCGGGTTGTCGAAAGCGGCGTTGGATTCCGTGGCAAGTCTGGAGCAGAACATAGGCGGAGTGGAAACTCTGTTCAAGGACAGCGCCCAGACAGTCATTGATAACGCAAACAATGCCTATAAGACGGCTGGTATGTCTGCCAACGAGTATATGCAGAACGTGACCAGCTTTTCTGCTTCGTTGCTGCAGAGTGTTGCCGGGGATACGGCAGAAGCGGCTAAGATCGCGGATATGGCCATGGTGGATATGTCGGATAATGCCAATAAGATGGGCACTGACATGGAATCCATCCAGAATGCCTACCAGGGGTTCGCGAAGCAGAATTATACCATGCTGGACAACCTGAAGCTGGGATATGGTGGCACCAAAACGGAGATGCAGCGATTGCTGGATGATGCGACGAAGCTCTCTGGTGTGGAGTATGACATCAACAATCTGAAGGATGTTTACTCGGCCATCCATGTGATCCAGGAGGATTTGGGCATTACCGGTACGACGGCAAAGGAAGCGGCGACCACGATTGAGGGCTCAATGGCATCGGCAAAGGCTGCCTTTGACAATTTCCTGAATGGATCCGACAGTGCAGAGGAACTGGCGGATACCATCACAGTTGCGGCCGAGAATATTGGATCGAATCTGGCCGAAATTGTGCCGCGGCTGATCGAGACAGTACCGGCGGTGATAGAAGGGCTGAGAGAGGCCGTGGAGGAGAATTCCGGTCAGCTGACTCAGTTCGGATCCAATTTAATTTCCACAATCTTAACCGGAGCCATGAACGCGCTCCCCGGGATGGTGGATGTCGCGATCAGTGCCATCAATTTTATGATCCAGCAGGTAAGCGCAAACCTGCCGCAGCTCTTATCAGCCGGAGGTCAACTGATTGTTGCGCTGGTCAATGGTGCATTGACATTAATTCCGTCCCTGGCTGAGCTGGGGCTGTCCATTATATCTACAGTCGTACAGGGGATTGGCAGCAGTTTATCCAGTATGTCGGATTCCGGCGGCAGTGCGGTGGGAGAAATGGTAGATGGAGCGTTGTCCCAACTGCCTGATCTGATCTCTGCCGGCGGAGAACTGTTAAACGGCGCAGTAGATGGTGTGCTGTCTGGACTTCCGGATGCATTGGAAACTGGCGTGGAAATCGCCGGCAGTGTCGCAACCGGAATTTTAAATAATCTGCCGGAAGTCCTGGGAGCTATCGCATCCGTATTGGTGCAGCTGATCGCCACAATTTTATCTCACCTGCCGGAAATCCTCCAGACAGGTCTTGAGCTGATCGGCAGCCTTGTGGCAGGCATCATTGAAGCGATCCCGGATGTGGTGGAAGGCGCCGGGCAAATTGTATCTGAGATCTGGGATACGATTACAGAGACCGACTGGCTGCAGCTGGGAGCGGATATTATCTCTGGCCTGATCAATGGCTTGACGAATGGTATCAGCCGGATTGCCGAAGCAGCGAAAGAGGTTGCGGGAGGCGCCCTGGATGCGGCAGCGGAGTTTTTAGGCATCCACTCCCCATCGAGGGTGTTCCGGGATGAGATCGGACGCAATATTGCACTGGGATTGGCAGAAGGCATTCGGCAGAACAAGGAGTATGCTCAGAAAAGTGCGGAGGAAATATCTCAGGCTATTTTGGATGCAGCGCAAAAGCGCCTGGACAACTATAAAGTTTACAATAACCTGAACCTTGCCGAAGAAGCGGCCTATTGGGATTCTGTGCGCCAGCAGACGGATGAGGGGACACAGGCCAGAATCGACGCGGACGAGAAGTATTTCAAGGCTAAGCAGGATCTGAATGACAAGATGGCTGAGGTGGAGGAAGACTACACCAAAAAGGTTGCGGAAGCCTATGAAAATCTGAACAATGAAATTCAGAGCTTAAATCAGGAATACGAGGACGCAGTAAACAGCCGGACGGAAGCCATTGCCGGAGCATATGGTCTGTTTGACGAGTTTAACATGGACACGGATTTGACCGGTGATGATCTGTTAAATAACCTGCAGGGACAGGTGGATGGCCTGGAACACTGGATGGATAATCTGGATGAGCTGTCGGATCGCGGCGTGGGCGATGATCTTATCGCAGAGCTGCAGGAATTGGGCCCGCAGTCAGCAGCGCAGGTACAGCTGCTGACAGAGATGACAGATGATCAGCTGGATGACTACGTCAACCTGTTCCGGCGCAAAAATCGCCTTGCGAGGTCTCAGGCACTGGATGAACTGCGGCCCATGCAGGATGATATTGCCCAGCAGATCGCAGAGCTGAAGGCAGAGACGTCAAAGGAACTGGAGCAGTACCAGGCGGAATACATATCCGCTATGGAGCAGCTGGGTGTAGCTCTTGATATGCCTGCGGAAGAGTTAAAGCTGAAAATGTCCCAGAATGCGGTGGAAATGGTGGCTGCATTGGCTCAGTCCATCCAGGACGAGGCGGGAAGTGCGGAGAATAAAGAGCGATTCCAGGCCATTGCAGAAAATGTCCTGAACGCCGCCAGCAATCTTCCGGCCGACCTTGCCGCCGTAGGGCTCCAGGCGATTGACAGCATGGCACGGAGCATCCTGTCCGGGACGGGTACGTTAGCGCAGGCGGTGTCTGCCGTGGTATCCGATGCCATTGCACAGGCCGTGGACAGCGATTTTTCCGCGAACGCGATAAGAGAAGCGATTTCCGAAACCACGGCGGCGTCGGGAGAAACGCTGATCCCTGCAAGAACTTACGGAAACGACGGATACGGCCCCGGATACCAGTTGGATTATGCGCGGATGGGCCAGGAGATGGCTGCCGCCTTAGATGGTGTGGATGTGTCGATGGATGGCCAGAAAGTCGGAAGTATTGTATCTGAGCCCGTAAACGATAATCTGGGGAACCAAGGACGAATGGAAGAAAGGGATATTGTATGAAAACTTACTTAGGCATCACCTTTGATGAGGAGAAACACACCTACGATGATTTTGGCCTGCGGATAAAGTCGGTAAATATTGGCTTGCCGGCGACAAAGGAAAACCTGATCGAGGTACCTGGAGCCGACGGGTACCTCGATATGACGGACTATTTTGGTACCCGGTATGAGAATCGGACCATTAAGGCCGAATGTGATGTAGAGGACAAAAGTTATGAGAACTGGGCCGGAAAGGTCAGTCAGATCAGCAATTATCTGCACGGCAAGAAGCGAAAGCTGGTTTTTGACTGGGACAGCGGGTACTACTATGAGGGGCGTGGAACGGTAAAAGTCAGCAAAGAAAATCGTCCCTACAGCACAGTCACACTGGAGTTTGATTGCGATCCCTATAAGTATGAGCTGTATGATTCCAGTGGTGATTGGCTGTGGGATCCGTTCGATTTGGACGATGGGATCATCCGCGAATACGGAAATCTGACGGTAAATGGCACACTTGACTTGACAGTGATTGGATCCCCGATGTCAACGGTTCCGGAGATCACTGTGAGTACGGCAATGACAGTGGAGTATGAGGGCGAGACTTATGATTTGCTTCCCGGTCTTAATTATCTTCCGGATTTGGAGATCACAGAAGGAGAGCATACCATGATATTTACTGGAAACGGGACGGTATCGGTTTTGTACCGGGGAGGGAGCTTGTAGATGTATCGGATCACAAACACAGTGGATGGAGCCACTTATATCCTGCATGATCAGAGGGATCGGAAGCTCCGGGTACTTGAACCGAGATTATCTCTGACTATCAATAAATCCGGCGGACTGACATTTCGGATCCCGGAAAAGCACTTGTGTTATCAGACACTCAAGAAGTTGAGATCCGTCATAGAAGTGTGGGAAGATGGCGCGCTGATCTATGAAGGTCGGATCTTATCAGATGAGGCTGATATGTACAACACAAAATCGGTTACGTGCGAAGGAAGCCTTGCCTATCTGATTGACAGCATCCAGCGGCCATTTTCAAAGACCGGGACGATCCATGATTTTCTTTCGGATATGATTGAAATTCATAACTCTCAAGTAGAGGAACGCAAGCAGTTTATTTTGGGATCCGTAAATGTGGCGGATGAGAATAATGAGCTGAAACGAGAAAACACAACTCTGGATAATACCTGGAATATACTGAAAACTTATCTGGTGGACGTTCATGGAGGAATCCTGTGGGTGTCATACCAAGATGGAAAAAAATATCTGAACTATACCTATGATATAGGCGGGTACAATGATCAGCAGATCCGGTTTGGAGTAAATCTTCTGGATCTGACAAAATACCAGGACGCGACCAACGTGGTGACCTGTCTGATCCCGTATGGGGCCGACGTAGAATATCAGGACGAATTGGGAGAAACCCAGACTCGCACAGTGGACATTACGTCAGTAAATGACGGACAGGACTATATTATAGCTGCGGATTCGGTGATTGCCGAACAGGGTAAGATCTGGGCGACCTACCAGTGGCCGGATATTACGGATCCGGCCCGGCTGAAAACGGTGGCGGAACAGTTTCTGGCGGAAAACTCCGGTATTCCAGATACCCTGAAAGTATCTGCTGTGGATCTGGCTTATACCGGTGCGGACATCCGACGTTTCCAGCTGGGAAAGTATACAACCTGTATCAGCAAGCCACACGGCCTACGAAAGGATTTATTGCTGACTCAGCTGGATCTTTATCTGGATGATCCACAGAAAGGCAGCATCAGCCTGGGTGGTACAGTGGAGTCCTTTACGGGGCAAACGACGAACAAACAAGTGACAATCTCAAAGGCCCTGCAGCAGGCATCCGATCAGATCTATGCGGAAATGGTGCAGAAAATTGCTAACGCCACCACGCTGATTACCGGCGGATTTGGGGGCTATGTGGTGCTGGACAATATCAACCCGGAAACGGGAGAGAAGATGCACCCCTGGCGCATCCTGGTGATGAATACACCGGATAAGAATACCGCCCAGAATATCATCCAGATCAACCAGAATGGGATCGGATTTTCGACGACTGGGATTAATGGCCCATACCGGAATGCCTGGACCATTGACGGCAATCTGGTGGCCGACTTTATCACCGCCGGCACCATGCTGGCAGACCGGATCCGCGGAGGTACGCTGGAAGTCGGTGGCACCGGCCTGGGGAAAAATGGCGTGATCCGGGTACTGAATGCGTCCGGAACGGAAATTGTCCGGATGGACATCAACGGTGTGACGATCAGCCAGGGAAAGCTGAATGCCCCTAAAATCACCGGGGGCTCCGCTGATTTTGGCAGCGGATTGTTTACGGCTGACGATGATACGGTGACGGTTGGGGGATTTGAGGCCCGGTATGACTGGGGACGGGATATTTTTCAATCGTATGACGGAATGTGCGGGCTATCCGCCGATCCCAGCAAAAAAGGCGGTCTGTGGGCGTGGTTTGGCTGGAGAAGCTCCGGGAATTTTGATGTGGCGATCAATAATTCCGGCCAGGTGGTCGCCCAGGACTTTGTGATTGACGGATCTTATGAACTGTCTCAAAAAATCAGGAATATTGAGAGCCGGTTAGATGATTTAGAGAGTGGAGGTGGTGAATAAGATGAGTTTACCGTTGATTGATCTGGCAACGGAGATCGCACAGTGGGCGGCGGCAAAGTATGGCCGTCAAGTCCGGTCTGCGACGATCAGCGCACTGACGAAAGTGCAGGACCAAATGAATACGGCGATTGAGTACATTACCAATTTGGGTACGGACACGGAAACTATACAGCAGTCTGCAATTCAGGCCGCAGCACAAGCTGCGGCAGCGGCAGAAAATGCGAATCAGGCGCTGGAAAACGTGGAGGAGGTGCGTCAGGATCTGGCAGACCGGGTGGAATCCGGTGAGTTTGACGGCGCACCCGGAGAGCAGGGCCCGCCAGGCCCCCAGGGGGAGAGCGGCGTCATGGTGCCGACATCTGGGATGTTTTCTTTAT